GGACTTGGATGGAGTCGCGAATACAATATTATGCAAGTTGCGGATGTTGATGCCAGTGCTGAAAGTGCCAAGAGAAGCGACAATAATAGAGTCATTTTCTTTTTCTACGATACCTCGTATCTGTTCACGATCAGTGGCATCCACCTCACCCGACACATAGAATACTTTGCGTCCTTCCGGTGAAAGACCTTTGATCATTTCATACAACACCTTTCCGTGCTTCTCTACAAACTGAAACATCACCAAGGTATTGCCCTTTTGATTCAACGCAATCTTACTTATAAACTTATTGCGAGGTTCGTATGTGACAATGTAATCAAGTTCATCTTGAAACTTCTTGTCTTTCATCATGTTGCATATATCACTGTGGTATCGCAACAAGAGAATAGAGATATCCAGTTCTGCAAGTTCTTTGGACTTTTGCAGTTCTACCGTGCGGGTAACGGTGAAGGTTGGACCAAACAGTCCTTCTAAGACCAGTTTGTTTGTTTCGGTACCGTCGAGAGTACCTGTGAGACCAAATCTGTATTTGGCATTGATGCACTTGTCCATCATGGTAGTGAGAGACTTTGCTTTGAAAAGATGTACTTCATCACCAAAGATGGTGTCGAATTGCTCGAACCATTCTTTACCGAATTTGTAAATTGATTGCCATGTAGAAATTATGACACGCTTATCCGTGACCTTCTCTTTACCAGAGTAGATCTTATGGCAGAATTCATCGACATCGTACCCATAGTCTGCGAAGTCTTTGTACATCTGTTCCACTAGGGAAGTAGTAGGGACTACAACCAGAAGTTTTCCGTCAGTGACCTCATAGCAGTACCGAAGCAAGTTATAAATGATAAATGATTTCCCGCTACCAGTAGGACTAAGTAGTATACAGCGTCGATGCTCAACTCCGTGAGAAATAGCTCTGTACTGATAGTCCCTAGGCTTGAAGGGAGCATCAAGAACAGATAAAAACTCAACCAGAGCAGGGTGATCGATGTCGTCTCTAAACGACGGTATTCCATAGATTTCATGTTCGAGTATCTCAAGTTGATAAAAACGATCCGCACAAAAACGACGTAGGTGTTGATATAAACCTACATTCATTTGCTTAGACACCATATTGTAAAGTTTTACTTTACCGTCCCAGTGCCTAGACTTGTACGCTGGCATAAACTTGTAGCCAGGTACAAAGAAGGAGAAGTACTCCCTCAATTCATTTTCTTGAGCTGGATGTGCCTCCACCATAAAGTGTGAATGGTCTTTCATCCGTATACGAATCTTATTATCCACCGGCTTCGAACTTTCTCCAATCAATCATGTTCTTGATGGTTTGGTGTCTCCACTTCAAAGTGTCAACAATTTGCACCAAGGTATCTATCAGAGTCTTATGGTATAAAACCTTTTCCTCAGACTTCTGAATTTCTGGGTCACTATCGTAGTAGTAATCCATCTCACCTTTCAATATTCGTAGTCCACCAAATGGGTCTAAGTCCCAACCCTTCTCACGAAGAGTCTGTTCGTCCATCTTCCCATTATAGTACAACCACTTATCTTTCAATAATGTTTTCTGGTTGTTCTCAGCACGTTTCAATTGCAATTTTGCAAGAGCAAGATACTGTAAGTACTTTGCATGTAACTTAGGTGTCTGCCGCGACACCTCATCTAACTGGTGTTGCGGTATATTACTGTCCTCATCCCATTCGGATAGGACACTCTCCAAATCAATCATATAGAAACCTTAATCATATAAGGTATATAGTATAACACTAAGTCGTTATAAAGTCAACACAATCTTGCCAATAATCTTCGTCATGACCTAGAACATAACTCAAGGTCATCCTGTAACAGTTGGTCCTTGCGGCATGGTAGACCACATCACCAGAACCATATGCGCCAAAGTGTCCCGCCTTTAGATTCCAACCTTGTTCGTCCTGAACAGTGATAACTTCTTGGGTCTTTGGGTCTACATATTTAAACCACCCATCTCCTCTTTCTGACCAAGTAAAGATGAGGTTATATGCGGAGGCGTTTGCATTATTATGCCAACCGATAAACCCTTGGGGTGGGTATAGCGTGGAAAGGGCACTATGTTGTACACCCAGTTCTTCGGTCAAAGACGCATTTAAATTATGCCAAGTCTTTGCGTACTCTTCTGGGTGTGTACCCTTATAGTGGTCGGGTTTGATAGGATAACATACCGAAGTGGATGCGGCACCGTCATGGTCTTCCCCCATGTCGATGATTCTCCACATTTCATCTTCACCAGTATAGTGATCCGCCATACCCTCCATCTCTGGAAACATGCATCGATTGGTTTCCTCCGGTTGATATAGTTCACGGTAAGTATACCGGAAGTCTTCGAGAATACTCAAAACACCCGCATTCTTAATTGAGTATTTCTTGAGGCTCATGACAGAACAAATTCACTAAATCTGAATCCCGCATCAAAGTTAACATAGGTGACATCACCAGTTGTTGATGCTAGCTCAACTGACCCCAATGATGTAGGAATGCAGTTTTTATATAGTATTTGTGCACAGAAGTTATTATGACTAGTTAACACAATGACTCGAATATCGTGGTATGGATCTCCTTCTCCATATACGGAACCCTCCAACCACTTCTGCATTTCTTTGTATGCGGTTAAGTCTTCGTCTAGTATTAGTGTCAACGTTAATTCACCATAATCAATAGAGTCGCCGGGAACAGGTAATCCACCCGAAAGTCTTGGATTAGCCATAACAGCAGCACCCACTGTAGAGCCTGGGTGTTGAACCGACTGCGCAAAGAACTCTAAGTTACCATAGTTTTCTCGTTCGATGACAACACGGAATCCGGTAGGTTGCAAGAAGTTTTTATTTTCTGTAAGTGCCATAATATGTCCTCTGTATGCATCTTATTTATACACATAAAAAAAGGGAGTCCGAAGACTCCCTAAAACGACTAGTTAACTAGTTCTATTTTTTATGAGTTTGTAACCATTAGGTTGTCAACTCGCATGATGCGGTAGTATGTGTTAGAACCGGCACTTGACGTGATGTCAGATGGTTGACCAGTTGTAACGAATGGATTTGCAGCCATACCGTAACGAGTCTTGAAACCAATCTTAGGCTGGAACGTATCTTCCGCAACTGCCTTGACCATCTGTAGTGGTACATATGGGCAGTAGAACATACCTGCGTCATAAGCGTTAGTACCCTTATAACCCAAAGTGATGTAATCCATTTCTGCGTATGGATCGATGTAAACTTTGATCTTACCGTTTAGAGTACCAGCAAATGTGTTACCAGTATCGTCTACAGACAGACCAGCGCCTACTGTGTAGTCTAGTTGACCAGAAGCAGCTAGTGCAGTAGCAACGTCTGAAGAACAGATAACGATGTTACCCTTACCGCGACGTGTAGCTTTTGCAATTGCGTTTGCTTCACGATCTAGATGAATTACTAGACCTTTGAACTTCTCTGCTGACCAACGACCGTCTGCATCAGCAGTTAGATCGAATACGCCAGGAGTAGAGATAGATGCTTGTTGTGCACCTAGAACCGCTTGACTGTTGACTGTACGAACCACTTCACGGTTGATTTCCGCTAGGATTTCAGTTGAAAGAATGTTCGCTAGTTCTGTTTCTGCGTCAAGACCGTGGATTGCTTTCAAGTCCTGTGCAAGTTCTAGAGAGTACTCTGCCTTCAATGCACGTGACTTAGCAACAACAGATTGCTTCTCGATTGAGAAACCCATTTCTGCGAAGTCGTTTCCTGGCTCACCTTTTGATTCAGCATCGCTTGTAGCGATTGGACGACCGACAGGGTCGACGCCTTGATCGTTGTAACGCTCTGCTGGGTTCAGTGGATCTGCATCTGTGAAACCAGATGATTGACCAACTTGTGCGCCCTGACCAGAGAATGCTGAGTTTGGTTCTTCTAGACCTAGAGCTTCAGAGCCTGGACCTTGACCGTTGTAGTGTGACTTCATTGCGAAGATCAAACCAGTTGGACCTGACATTGGCTGAACGCCACAAATGTCATATGCCATTAGGTTTGGCATCGCACGACGTACTAGAGAAATCATTACTGGATCCCAGTTACCGATTTGTCCGCCAGTCGCGTTAGTTGGAGCTTCAGTTAGGAAACCAGCAGATGCAGCACGTTCTTCCATCATTGCTTTTTCTTGGTTTTCTAGGATTGCAGCAGTTACCGCTTTGCGGTGATGATCTTGGATCTTACCAGCAGATTCTTCGTTTAGTACTGGTGACCACTTCTCGATCAATTGATCGTATGAATTGTTCATTTTTCTAATTCCTTATTTCTTAGAGGTTTTACGCAGAGCAGTAATGTAACCTTCCATCATAGAAGATACTTCAACTTCTTCTTCAGCTTCTTCTGAAACTGATTCTTCGATTTGCTCTGGGATTTCTTTTGAGAAGTATGACTCTTTGACAGTGTTTACTTTAGTTGTGAATGTTTCTTCACTATCAAAGTCTACGCTTTCTAGAAGGTCTTTTAACTTCTCCGCTTGAGTGTCTGCTAGGTCACGAGTTGCTTCAGCGATGATTGACTCACGCTTGTAAGTTTCTAGTTCTCCAGCAAGTGAAATTGCGTCACCAGTAGTAGCGTTCAAACGCTCTTCTAATTCTTCTACTTGTGATGCTAGATCGTCAACTAGGTCTACCTTAGACTCTGGAACTTCGACGTAAGACTCTACGAATAGGTCACGCATTCCGTTCATGAACCCTTCAGCGATTTCGGTACGTAGACCGGATTGGATCGCTAACTTGTTCTCTTCCATCCAAGATTCAACAACATAGTTTAGGTAAGAATCGACTTTACCGACTAGGTCAGTTTTAATCGAATCGACTTCTTCAGCAAGTTCTTCAGTGTATTGCTCTTCAAGACGCGAAACTTCTTCAGACAGCTTTGACTTAACTGCTGCTTCAAAAATTACCGATGTCTTTTCCTTGAACTCTTCTGATAGAGTTGCTTCACCTTCAACGATTGCAGCTAGTTCAGACTGAGTCTCAACTTGTTCTGCAACTAAGTCTTCTGCGTCAACACCTTCACAGACTTTGTCGTATGCTGCCATTAGATCGCTCTTCTTCATTTTAGAAGCGGTCATATACATTGCATTCAACATGCCTGCTTTAGTTTTCGGCTTAGGCGGGGTTGCCTTTGAAGTTGCGTCCGCTACTTTATCAACCGATGCGATTGAATCAGCTTCGTCAGTTGCGTTCGCATCTGGCTTTGCCTTTGCTACAGGAGCTTGTGCTTCTTCGAGAGTTTCCTCCACGATTTCGTTAGACTCAATCTCAGTATCGCGGATTTCACTTTCTACTTGATTTAAATCAGTCATAGTGACTCCTTTATGTTTTAGATTTGATTAACGAGAGGAAATTCTTAAACTCACGAATTTGCACTTCTGGACGATGTGCAATCGGCGCTTGCTTGATTTCAGTCTCTATCTCTTCAATGACTTGAGGTTGAAGTATACCATTATTCCATACCCAGTCAACACCTTCCATAATCCCATTAACGAAAGCTTCAGGTGCACTAGGGTCCTGTACAATATCTACAGTATTCAGAATAAAGTCTTCTTTGACGTACATAATACCGCCTTTACTCTCAAGACTTCCCATACCACGAGTTGACACTCCTAATTGAACACCACCCTCTAAGAGACCTTTTACGATCTTTCCCATAGGGGTATCTAATATTTGTGCCTTTCCGACCACATCATTTCCCTCAAGTTTGAGGTCTGTGATGAGATGCGAAACTTTATCCAAGTTAACGGTTGGTCCTTCAGGGTGATTGAGTTCCCCTACAGCACGTTTCTTGCTAACTTGGTCTTCAACGTATTTATTTACCGCATTCTCCATAATGGCCTTTGGGTAAATACGTCCGTTACGATTCTTTTTGTCTGCTTGCGCAAATACACCTTCAATGACGAAATTTTTCTCACCATTCTCTTTAGCTTCGACGATACACTGAACGTCGTTTTCTACGTATTCGCTAATCAGTTTCATTTTATTTTCCTAAGTCTTTGAGGACTTGTTTCGCGGTTGACTCCGCTTCTTTTTGTGACTTAAACGTATCGACAGAATCACCATCGATAGTTAGGTGAAATCCTTTCGCAGTTTTTGTGATAACAACAGGATACTTGGACATCTTCTTGTTGAAGACTACCTTGTCCTTTGATTCACGAATTTGTTGAAAAGTTTTCACAATAAGTCCCCTTTAGGAGTATTTATACAAAAAAATATTTATAACTGAAATTTATTCAACTTCTGACTCAGATTCATAAGAATCATCTGCATCTAGGACAGCTTCGATCTCTGAATCATCGACATCCAGTTCTTCAGGTTCAACACCATTGAAGATTTGATCTGCAACAGCAACCTTCTCAGCATTAAGAGATTGTTGAACTTTATCGCCTAGGATATCGTTGAATAGACTTTCTGCGTTACTGAAACTTCCCGTCTGTAATGCATTGACAAAATCCAATGCTGGGTTCACTTCAACTTCTTGTTCTATTGTTTGCTCTACTTCACTCATTATTAAAAGTCCTCTTCTGTATCATCACTATTGGCATTTTCGGATTCGACCTGTTTCGCCATATTTTCGATGTCCTCATCATTGAACATCATTACATTTTTCATTACCCACTCACGTGAGAAGTATTCACCGACATAACTAGAAATCTGATCCATAGTCTGTAGACGTTCACGCAGTAGTTCCGCGTCTTTCATCTCAGTGAAATGGTTGTCCCTAGAGAAGTCGACCTGAACTTGGTTCTTCCAAGCTTCCCAGTCCTGTTCAGTACATATTCCTTTTAACAACAACTGCTTCTTTAGAACACCGATGAATAAATGGGCAAACTTCTTACGCAGACGGTCAATGAACTTTTGGAACTTGACTTCGTCACGGTTGATCTCTGTTGTACGACCCAAAGAGAACTGAGACTCTTGCTCTAAACGCGATAGAGGCACGTTCAATGAACGATACAACTTCTTTTGAAAATAAATGATATCGTCAATCTGACCTAGGTTTTCTCCGCCTGGTAATGTACTTATCTCTGTGCCACGACCACCTTCTCGACGTGGTAACCAGAAGTCTTCAAGCATTGACATGTGCTTACGGTCATCTTTGATTTCACCATTGTTCGCATCATAAACAATCTTATTACGATATCGAGACATGATATCTTTAATATGTTGTTCCGCCTTACCCTTTGGTAAGTTACCCACGTCAATATAGAATATACGACGTTCGGGTGCACGTGCGAGACGATAGATGACCAATGAGTCTTCCATCATACGTAACTGATTTACGGGTTTCATTGCCTTCTGTAGATACGACAGTACACGTTTCTTACTGGTGTCTAGAAGACCTGAAGTGACATATGAAACAGAATCCGACGTTAGTTTGATGCCGTTATTTGCACCAGCACGTTCCTGATAGATGTAAAAGTCGTTAGTCTTATCTACGACCTTCGCACCCGTCTTCGGGTCCTTTTTATATTGCACCTCTTTTACTTTACGAATCTTAGTTGCATCAACAGGGCGTACCTCTTGAATA